AAAAAGAAAAGGTCCAATACGTTTTTCAAGTATTTGAAACTGGGGAAATATTTTTGGATAGAATTGAAAATCATGATGATGCCGGGAAGAAACATATCATCTATATAGCAGAATCTCAATCTCGCAAAGATGCCAACGTTGGAATTCCAGTCAATAAAAAGGCTTTGGCATCCGGCTGGAAAATGAGAAGTGCTCAAGCATGGCTAGGGGGGAAAGTGTTTCGGATCCCCTCGAGAGGAAATGCGGAGAAAGGAGCCGCGCTGGAAAGTATTTTTAGACTGTTCGGAAATAAAAAACGCAGAAAAGATATCAAATCAGATGTTAATGGACTGGTAAAACAGGTTACAACGTGGCTAAAATATTATCCATGGGATGGGAGATCGGCTTTTAGTGACGGCGATAAAAAAGCATCTCAACACTCTAAGCAGGCCGGGGGTAATTTTATGAATCCGAGAAGATGGGTTGGGAGTTCTAAGCAGGCCGGCGGAAGCGGCGGGGTAGAGAAAGAAGTCAACAGTGGAGCTATATATCACTATCCTTTTGGAGGAACTAAGACAGTTAACCCGAGCGATTCTAGCAATCTGTTAATTAAAAGATCGGAGGACTATCGGTTTTGGCATGGATTTGATGAACAACATGGAAATGGATCGCGCCTCAACCCCGGGTTGGATTTCGAATTCGGGTTGTCGACTAGCAATGGTATTTTAGAAATTGTAGAAAGAATGCAAAGTGTTGTAGAACATAACATTACTAATGTTGAAAAAGTGCTTGGTATTTTCGCCGAAGCAGGAGATATAGATTTTCTTAAATTGCTTTCTTATGAAGATTTTAAGAAAGGAATAAAAACTTTTCTTTGTGATGATACTTCCAAGTGGAAACAGTGGCCAGTTGGAAAGCAATCTAAACCCGCTTCGATAAGTGCTAATAAAGTTAGATATGAAATTGAACATGTCGCAAAAGTTGATGAAAATATTAAAAAATATATTCTCGAGAATGAGTTTCAACCCGGCCACCGCACAGGACTCAGCCTCAGAGGTGCCCCTTCAGTTCAATCTTATGTTTTTTCTGAGTTTTGCGAGAACAAGCTTTATGGTGCTTTTGGCGGGAAAAGCAATATATTAAAAACAGGTATAAGGGTCAGTAAAGACAGCCCCGGACTGGCGGGAATTCAGCAACTTTGGAAAAATATTGAATTTTTTAAAAAATATTTAAACCAAAAATATGCGCATATATTTGATGGCGTGTATGGCGCATTTGGACAAATCACAGCAGATTCTCCCTTATTTAAATCTCTAAATATAGGAAAGGGACTTGGTGCTCAAAAATTAAATTTAATAGAATTAATTAATTTTACTCCTACTCCATCACCAGAACAGGCTGCATGTAATATTGATTTTGACTTAATGGGCTTTAATTCTTTGAAATCTAAGACCAAACAGGCTTATAATAAAAAAGAGTCATTAAAACAAACTGTTGACGATATTTTAAATAATGACTTAACGGATGTAACTTTACTAACGGCCACTAGAATGCTTTTGAGAGTTTATGTTATAGAGGTAGTTTTAACATCTATTTTTGCTTTTTCGAAATTTGATTTTGAAGAAGAAAGTCCACCAGAATTACTTGTCAGCATGATCATCAATCGTATTGAAACAGAATTATTGCAGGGCTGGGATATCCGAATTGGAGAATTGGAAAAACGCAAAAAACATATAGAAGGCATAATAGCAAAACAAAAGAAAAATCCTAAACAATCTTTCAGAGAAGGAACTTTAGGACAAAACCAGAAAACTTTACAAGAAATTAATCTCAAAATAGAAAATGAGAAAAAATTATCTAATTTTGTGCTGGATAATTTTTTAAATAACGTGGCTGATATTTATAATTACGAATTTCCTTCGAGAAAAACGTCAGTAGATCACAAACATTCTCATCGATTTTACGTAGATGCAAATGGCAACGGTACCGCTTTTGAAGTTGTAGAGCCTGATGATCCGGAAGAAGTTCACTCTCATAAGATAATCAACTGGAATGTACAATCAGACGGGAAGGATTTACATTCTCATGAAATTCCCTTAGATTTTAAATATAAAGATAAATGCGAAGCAATGAGGAAATTGATACAACTTGAATTGATTGACATTTCCAAAAAAGTTAAAAGATTTTTATATGGTCGCGACACTATCAAAAATACAAATTTTAGTGTGCATACTCAATTTTTGAAAAATCTTCCTCTTGTTGGCGTAAGGGCCGAATCATTGGCAGTGGATGCGTCAAAAATGACTAAAACTGTCAAAACAACGAAGAGTAAAATTCAACAAAAAGTATTAATAGATCCCTTAGTTATATCCCCAGAAGATGAATTGTGGACTTATATTAATAGAAAAATTACAAAACCGGGCAGTGAACATACAGTGGCAGGTAGTAAAGTTCATTTTCCTAATAAAGATTTTTATTTTATTATAGAAAAATATATTCGTTCCAATGGAAAAGTCATGAATATTTTGGAATTGGAAAAAGACTTGATAGCAGAAAAAATCAAATCGCGAGTTGCACAAACGTTTGCTTCTTTATTCGGGGGAAAAAGTACAAAGTTTTTCGATCAAACACTCTCACAAACAAAATATAAAGATTGGAAATTTGGAATAAGACTTTCCGTTGTTTTACATGAAGATAATAAAGAAAATAAACCTTTCTTTAAATTTTTAAGAGAAGGAATAGATGAAATTCGAGACACCGGCATTTCAAACTCAATTGAACATCAACATAAAAATGAGAGAGCATTGTTGTACAAAGAAAAAGGAGTTCAAACCGGTGTAACGCAGGCAATCGAAAGAACCCGCACAAGAGGGTGGCACAAATATCGAGTCGATCAAGATTGGATAGGGCTTTGGGAAATAAACAGATATCCCATGACACATCCGGATAAAAGCAAAGCAGGGACAATTGAAAGTGTTTGGTTTGCGGATTTAACTGAAGATTCTCCTCATTATGACAAAGGAACTAAATATGCCTCAGCAGTAAAGTGGAATAAAATTGGCGTTGGTGAGTTGGGAGCATTGTTGGGAGTTTTTGCTGCTGATAAATTGGGATATAAAGGCCGCTTGGTTGATGATGATTTGGATTGGTCATATTGGCATGGCGTTGCCGGCCACGCCGTTCGTGGAGAGACTGCATCTAAAAAAACCCAAAATGACATCTTGGATCAAATGAGAAAAAGAGGATATACGACCCGTTTGGAAGGATGGACTTATTATACTTTGAAATCCTATGTTGATTTTCCAGATTCTTTTTATGATTATAAATGGCCATTCACATCAAAGTATAATGCGGATGGTACCGTGGCCGGGGAAGGAAAAGGATGGGTTTATAATCCTGCCGGCCACGATTATACTTATTACTGGCTCAGGGTTAATTATGAAGATATTATTAACTGGATTATTGAGAAAAAATTAATATATTCATATGATAGTATCAATATAAACAACGTGAACGCGGTCAATCCCAAGCAGTGGACCATCCATAAAAGCAAATATAAAATGTGCCACCCAACAGGATATAAGAAAAAAGAATATTGCAAAGTATATTCTAAGGCAATAAAGACTTTTGCCCCGGGATATGTTAATATTCCTCTGGTTTCCATAGAAGAAGAAGTTTCTGGAGATACAAAAATGTCTGATTTCTTCGAAGTTTCTCAGCCTAAGTCCTATTCAGGCCCCTCAGCATGGAAATCTTTTTGCGAAAAAAGGTCTTTATCCGAAGATGAAAAACTTAAATCTGCTCTCGGCGGCACCCCTAGGTTAAAAAAAGAATTTGAAAAATATTATTGTGATTGTCTTTTGGAAAAATTAGAAAATACTGATGAATATAAATTAATTTTTAATTATTCTTTTCCATTGACAAATATATTTGAAACTTTTGTAGCATACAATATGTTTTATGCCGAATCTGTAACTGATATTGAAGATTTATTTTCTTCTACAAAAAATATTCTAAAACATATGGATATGTCTTTGAGATATAGGGGAGATCAAAATTCTTCTAAGCCGCAAAGAATAAAAACTAATTTATCCATACCAGATCAAAAGCACAATCTTCCCCCATGGGGCGGTGTAGATGCTTTGATGATGGGAATAGCAAAAAAATTGGTTACAACCCCAATGCATATTTTTAAAGCCTTGATTGAAAATTTTGATCCACAAATTGCTTATTCAAAAAGAATTGCGGATCTTGCAACGGCTGTTGCTCAATTTTCTATTGAGATGGCAGGTGTTGATGAAGAGGATCTAGGGGGATACCCTCCAGAACTTATTTTTATGCCCGTTGCTGTGCCCTCTGCAGCCATGATTGCAGCGTCCATCGGGACGTTTTTACCCTCTATTCCATGGGGATTTGTATATTGGGGAGTCGAACCCGCGCTTAAGTTTTTAGAACATTATTGGAAAGATCCCGCAAGAAGAAAAATGTTACTTGCTGGACAGGGAATAGATGCCGACGCAGGTGATGATTTCTTGGAACTTCAATGCGAAATGATCAGAGAACAATTAAGAGAAGAAGCAAAATTAGGTAAAAGTCAAGGACCAGTTGTTCAAATCAATCTATTTACTGGTGGAGATGAATTTAAAATTGAAAATACTGGGGGGAAATATGAAGGTTTCTATCATGTTTATGAAGATGGCACCCGAATGACGGGAGCCTCCCCACGCGAAGGGGAAGCCCAAATAATAATACCAATTTAAGGAGAAGAAATAATGGCTGGTTTAACACCTATTTTGCCACTGCATAGGAGTGATGAAGATGGTTTTTATGCCCTTCACAAGAATCATGTGGATGTTATTAAACAAAATTTGAAAAATCTTTTGCTTACAATCCCCGGCGAAAGAATTATGGATCCAGATTTTGGAGTAGGATTGGAACAATATTTATTTGAAAATCCAGAATCTGATATACAGGCAGAAATTATGTCTAGCATTAGTGATCAGGTAAATATATATATGCCTTTTGTAGAAATACAAGATGTGTTGTTCTTTAGAGATGAAGAAATAAAAGGTGTTGATTTTGAACCACATAAATTATCTCTTCGAGTTACTTACGAAATTCTTCCTTTGGGTCTTGGCGATGAATTAGAAATAATATAAATTTAAACTAATTATTTGTAAATCATTTATGAGGAATTATATCAATGGCAATTAAAAAACAAATACCCATTAAATATACAGATAGGGATTTTCTAAGTATCCGAGAAGCATTGCTGGAGCATGCTCAAAGATATTACCCTAGTACATTTCAAGATTTTAACGAGGCTGGATTTGGCTCTCTTATGTTGGACACAGTTGCTTATGTTGGAGATGTTCTTTCGTTTTATCTAGATTATCAGGCTAATGAATGTTTTTTAGAAACCGCAAATGAAGAGGAAAATATTTTAAAAATTGGCAAACAATTGGGATTTAAACTTAAGCCAAACCCTTCTTCTCACGGAATAGCAACATTTTATGTTACAGTTCCGTCGATATCTAGTGGTTTTGGGCCGGATACAGATTATATTCCTGTATTAAAAAAAGGAACCACAGTTGCTTCGATTAATGGAAATATGTTTACTCTAAATGAAGATGTTAGGTTTGATAGAGAGGATAGCGAAATAGTTGTGGCAGAGGTTAACGACACTACCGGTGTACCAACTAGTTATGCAATAAAGGGATTTGGCCAAATAATTTCTGGAAGATTGGAAGAAGAATTTATTCAAATTACAGAATTTGAAAAGTTTTTAAAAGTAGTATTAGAAGATGTTGATATTGCCGAAGTTGTTTTGGTTGAAGACGAGAGCGGCAATGAATATTTTGAAGTTGATTATCTCTCTCAAGATGTTATATATCGCCCGGTTACAAATCGAGATCCTTCAACAGCTGCCCGCGCTCCTTTTTTGCTAAAGCCATATAGTGTACCCAGAAGATTTGTGGTTGACAGAGAAGGAGAGGATGTAATACTGCAGTTTGGCTCAGGTACAGTAAAAAAATCAATTCAAGAAAAAATAGCAGATCCCAGCCAAGTTATTTTACAAGTACACGGAAAAGATTATGTGTCTGATACTTTTTTTGATCCAACGAAATTAATACATAGCGATAAATTTGGCATTGCCCCTTCTAACACTGTGTTAAGAGTTGTTTATAGAGTTAATACTAGTGATATGGTCAATGCCGGGGCAAATACAATAACAGATGTTATTGGAGCAGATATGGAATTTAATGATCCATCGATATTGGATCCCGAAACGATATCTACCATTATTTCTTCTTTAGAGGCCGATAATGAAGAGCCGATAGTGGGTGATGTTTCTCTTCCGGATATTTTCGAATTAAAGAGAAGAATAATTGATAATTTTTCTTCTCAAGGAAGAGCCGTGACAGCATCTGACTATCAAGCTTTATCTTATTCAATGCCACCTCAATTTGGTTCAATTAAAAGAGTTAGTATTATCAGAGATCCTAATTCAGTTAAGAGAAATTTAAATTTATATATAGTTTCAGAAGATGAAGAGGGGCTATTAGTTAAAACAAATAGTGCTATTAAGAAAAATTTAAAAACTTGGTTAAATCAAAATAGGATGATTAATGATACAATTGATATATTAGATGCTAGAATTGTTAATTTGGGAATTGATTTTGTTGCTATTGGGGATTTAGAAAAAAATAAATATGATACTTTAGAAGAAGCATTAATTTTGCTTAGAGAATTTTATATTAACATGGCTGATATTGGAGAGCCTTTTTTTGTAACTGATATTTACAAAATTTTGAGAGATGTTGAAGGAATTGTTGATGTATTGGATGTTAATGTTGAAAGAAAAAGCGGCGGCTTATATGCTGATACAAAATATAATATTAATAATAATTTTTCTAAAGATGGAAGATACATAATATGTCCAGAAAATGTTATACTTGAAATAAAATATCCAGATATAGATATCAAGGGAGTTATCAGATAATGGGAATTAAAAGATATATTGCTTCCATAGATAATACAATAACTAATGCATTTGAAGAGAATTTGGTTGATCGCGGCACCGGATCTAATATGGGCGCATCAGATATTTTGGAAGTTTTTTCTATATATGGCCAGCATTCCGGATCCGAAACAAATTCACCGGCAGAACAAACCAGCGCATATAGCCAAGAATTATCTAGAATTTTAATTAAATTTCCTGTTACCGGTACTATTAGTATAACCACTGATAGAACAAACGGAATTATTCCGGCTAGCGGAAATGTTAATTTTTATTTAAGAATGTTTAATGTTGAGCATGGAGAGACACTGCCACGAAATTTTACTATATCTGCCAGCGCAATTCAAAAAGATTGGGAAGAAGGCACTGGTTTGGATATGGAATATTATCAAGATAAAACATATAACGCAGAAGGATCAAATTGGATTAATTTTTGCAGCAAATCTGCTTGGGCTAAAGCGGGCGGAGATTTTTATAATTCAGATCCAACTTTTGGCGCACTTAAGCAAACTTTCGATAAAGGCACAGAAGATTTGGAAATTTTTATAACTCCTTTGGTTGAAGAATGGATTATGAATTCCACTTCTAGTAATGGCCGACAAAATTATGGATTAGGGCTTTTCTTGACGGCTAGCAATGAGGCATATTTTTCAGGCGCCTCACAAATCGATACTGGTTCTCAAGGTTCACTTTTGCATCATTTGGCAGGGGCACAGAGATCATATTATACAAAAAGATTTTTTGGAAGAGGGACTGAATTTTTCTTTAAAAGACCAGTTATTGAAGCAAGGTGGGATTCTAGCCGACGAGATCATCGTGGAAGTTTTTATCTAAGTAGTTCTTTAGTTTCATCAGCAGAAAATTTACAAACGCTTTATCTTTATAATAATGTTCGAGGACAGTTAAGAGACATTCCCACGATCGATGCCCCAACTACCGCTGAGCCCGATCGAGGAAAGATATATGTAAGTCTTTTTTCCGGAACATCTGCAAACACCGCTCCTTCCGGAAATGCCCTTAAATTAGTCCAAGATGATACATATGTTACTAGTGAAATAGATTCAGTTGTAACTGGCGGTTGGGTGGCTACTGGTATTTATTCTGCTTCTTTTGCAACAACCTCTACTTTGGACACTTTGTATGATGTTTGGTTTAGCGGAGGAGACCATCAGGAGGTACTTAATGATATTGGGAATGGCGGAAAACATCTTTTTACCGGATCAATTACTCCCTTGTCTTTAACTGCTTCTTATATCAATCCATCCCAAAAGTACGTTACTGCAGTTTCTAATTTGAGAGCAATATATTCACGCGATGAAACGGCCCGTTTTAGATTGTTTACTCGCGAAAAGGATTGGAATCCAAATATATATACGAAAGCAATAGCAACCCCAACCGGTGTAAATGTAGAAAGTGGTTCATACAGAGTTCTAAGAACGATTGATAATTATGAAGTGATATCATATGGTACTGGAAGTGATTTGCATACTGTGATATCATATGATAATGATGGCAATTATTTTGACTTAGATATGGGAATATTAGAAAAAGATTATTCTTATACATTAAAATTTGCTTATTACAACAACTCAATTAAGAGTTGGGTTGAACAACCTGAAATTTTTAAGTTCAGAGTGGAAGAGTAACTTATGAGTCTTAAAGATCTTTTTAATAAATCTAAAACAAATAAAGTTTTAAAATCAACTAATTTGGATGACGTCGGCCGTGATGTTGAATCGCCGGAATATGTCAAAGAATATAAAATACAAAAAAACCAGTTTATTCCTTTTATCGATTTCGATGATCCGGCAAATTTTGCACGATATGGAAGCGCAGAAAGTTATTATGAAAATTCTTTAAGAAGAATTTATAAATCTTATCCTTATGATGGTTCTCACAAAGAAAAGATTAAATGGGAAAATGAATCTCTTTATTTAGATCGATATATTTTTAATAATAGATACCCTCGAACAACCGGTTATGCTTTGATCGGACAACTTTGGGGGGAACCTGCTTCCCCAATTCGCATCGGACAAGGATCCGCCGGCGGCGCTACTAATACCGGTTTTTATGGCAATCCTTCTATAAAAGAATATATTACAATTAAAGGCGGACCTCATAAAGAAGTCAATATTTATGGAAATAGAGGGATTACAAAGGGGAATATATATGATCCAAAAACCGGCAGAGGCGCAAATCTTGGCTTAGATTTAGTTAGCAATTTAAGTGGCACGGCAGTTGAATTCTGGTTGAAAAAAGATGCTTTTGGCTCAAACTCTAGTTTTACTGGCAAAGAAGTAATTTTTGACATGTCGACGGATATGTTGTCTAGTAGTGCTGGATATGGTCGTTTAACAATTGAACTAAGCGGCTGCGCAGCCGGATTCAATACTTCTCCTTTTTATGTTACACTGCAGTCTGGTAGCCTCCAACCTTCAAAGCATAATTGCTCTGGTGTTTATAATCAAGTAATCGGTACTAGTGAGGCCAGTTCTTCTATTTCAACCGGTGTCTGGAATCACTATGCTTTCACTTTTGCTAGCAGTTCGGTTGATTCCAGTGGTACACCTACCGAATTTGGGCGAATTATTACTAAATTATATATTAATGGCGATTTAAATGATACGGTTACTGCTGGAACTGCAATAGGTCGTATAACCGGTTCTTGCTTTGCTAATATTGGCGCTTTACGTGCCGCTCCTTCGGGTAACATTTTCCACCCTTCTGGTGATCACCTTTATGGTGACTCCATGGAAGGTTATGGAAAATTACTTTCTGGCTCAATTGATGAATTTAGATTTTGGAAAACAACACGAACAGATAAGGATATAGGTAGATATTGGCTAACCAATGTTCATGGCGGAGCAAACACTGATAATTCAAAGTATGATAAATTTAATCCAGTTGACTTAAGCGTATATTATAAATTTAATGAAGGTATTTCTACTGATAGCACAATCGATGCAGTGGCATTAGATTGTTCCGGCCGGTTAAGCCATGGCGCATGGACAGGATATTCTACAACTTTATCTAGGAATACTGGCTCTGCTTTTATGTCTGCTTCGGTTTCTTCTTCATGGGAAACTCCGGATCCTATAATTTATTCTGGTCATCCAAATATTGTTACCTTGTTGGCTTCTTTGAAGGCATCCGGTTCTCTACACGATGTACAAAATAATTCCAATATATATAATACTTTTCCCAAATGGATTCAAGAAGAAGAAGACAAAGAAGGGGAAAATTTTTATTTTAATGAAAATTCTAAATGGAAAGAAGAAAAATCAACCGGTGGCCTCAAAACTTTAACTCATATAATTTCTAGTTATTTTGATACATTACATTTGCAAATTGAAGCTTTGCCCAAGATTAAAGAGCCAACATATGATTCTTCTATATATTCTGTAACTGGAACTACATCGGCAAGTATTAAATATACTCCTGCTAATTATGGTAAGCCCCTTCCTTTTTCTAATAAATTATTAAATTCTTTGGGTATTATTTCTCCGGAATTGTTTGTAGATGCTGAAGTATTGGAACAATTGGTCAATAGAAACGAAAATAAGATTTATGATGAAAAACTTTATAATATTAAAAATTTAATTTATCAAAACATTTATAATAATTTAACTTATATCTTAAAGAGCAAAGGTACCCAAAAATCTATTGATAACCTAATCAGATGTTATGGTGTTGATAACAAATTAATCAGAACAAACATATATGCTGATAATGAAGTTTATACATTTGAGGATAAATATTATTCTTCTACAGTAAGAAGGAATTATTTAAATTTCTATAATGCTAATTCTTTGGGAGCATCTGTACATCAAACTAGTTCTCATGCAGCCCTTGTGGCCGACACAGACTCCGCAGGGCCCCTCGGAAATTCTTTTGGATTTATATCTGGTTCAATGAATCCGGCAAATATGTATCATATTCCTCTGACAGTAGAGGCTGAAGTTATTTTTCCAAAAAGACTTAAGGATAATAATGCGAATTTCTTTAATACTAATTTCCAAACTTCTTCTCTTTTTGGACTTCATAGTGCTTCTGCCAACACGTTAAAAGTCCCCGGTACAGGTGATGACGGTGCTTTTGTATACGATCAGTCCGCATTTCATGTTCGCGCTTTGAGGCCAACAGGATCAGGTATTGACGCTAAGTTTTGTTTAACCGGTAATTTCGGCGGAAAGCAAATTTTCCTAACTAGCAGTGTTTATAAAAATATTTATGATAATGAAAAGTGGAATTTTGCTGTAAGATTTAAACATTCTAAATATCCGTATTCTCAGAGAGTTTCCGGCGGTGCTGATGTAAAAAACGATGAAACATATAAGGTTGAGTTTTATGGAGTTAATGCTAAGTTAGATAATATTGAAAATGAATTTTTCGTTACATCTAGCAAGATCACCCGCGCACAAGGCGAAATATATGCATCCGCTGGCAAAAGACTTTATTTGGGCGCCGAAAGACAACATTTCACTGGTTCGTTGATCAATAAAACAGATGTTAAGTTTTCATATTTGAGATACTGGTTCAACTATCTAACAGATTATGAAATAAAGGAGCATTCAAAAGATGTTGAAAGATATGGTGCTTTAAACATTTATGAACATGCGTTTCCATTTCACTCGGGGGCGATATATACCAATGATTTATCTGGCACATTCATTCCTAAGATTGACACTTTGGCTTTACATTGGAATTTCAATCAGATAACCGGAACAACAGCCGTAGGAACATTTGAAATTAAAGATCTTACTTCTGGATCTCTTTCTGCTTCTTGGACGGATCGGTCCGGCTCGAGTGGGCCAAAAGAAATCAGCGCGAATTCAAGTCGATATGAATGGTTTAATAGTTTAGTCAAGAGAAATTATATAGGTTCAGGAAGCTTTTTCCCGGCCAGCAATACTAATATTATTGATCAAGATTACGCTTATGTCGCTAAACAACAGTTACCGGAATTGATGAATAGTACTGATATGGTTCGAATATTAGAAGAAGATGATGAGGTGTTTTCGCGGCAAAGAGATAAAAATGCAGTTAATTATTTTTATGCTATAGAAAAAAGCATGTATCAATCCATTTCTGAAGAAATGATCAATATGTTTTGCACTGTTAAGGATTTTAATAATTTAATTGGGGCCCCCGTTAATAAATATCGTAATGAATATAAAGATTTGGCCAAATTAAAACAATTATTTTTTGAAAAAGTTCAGAACACTCCGGATCTTGAAAAGTTTATTGATTTTTATAAATGGATCGATGAATCAGTAGCATCTATTATTCGTCAATTTTTGCCGGCTTCTGCAGCGGCATCTGACGATTTATATCATTCAGTTGAGAGTCATATTTTAGAAAGAAATAAATATCAACATAAATTTCCAATAATTCGACCAGTTTATGCTACACAGGGAAGAATAACAAATGTAAGAGATTTTAATTGGAAATTTGAACATGCACCTCTTACAAATCTTGAATCAGCTAACACCAAATGGTGGAAATTACGAGCAGAAAGAAGCAATCCTGCAATCACTACCGGTGATTCTGAAGTTGATTTAAAAAAATCCATTCTTAATGAGGTTATAACAACAAAAGTTCCTTTTGATGAGTTTGATCCATTCTTTAATCTTAAGCCGACTTTAAAGCCGGTTTTAATGAAAGACAATATTTTTTATACTGGTAGTTCACATTTTTTAGCTAACTTAGCAAAGCCATATAGTATGGTATGGAGTGATTTTTCGAGCAGATTAGATACTAATGTTAACAATTATACTAACTATACCAAAATTATCCATGGCGGTACGAATTATTCTATAAACAGAAATTTAAATTTTGCTAAAATTAACACAAAAAGACATGGCCCCCATTTGGGGATTTCTCCTAAAAATATTATGTTGACTTTTGCAAAAGATTTGGATATTGATCAGTCGACAGATGTAATCGATCCTTTACAAAAGAAAAGTCTAGATTTTAAATTTTTAATCCAGCGCGAATCTGGCAGTATACATGAAGAATTAAAAGGTCATCTTGTTGCACCATTTAATATAATAAGTTCATCTGTAACAACCGGCTATAGTCAGACCATGATCACAGATTTCACCGGTGGTGCTGAAATCGTTAATTTACATAGTGATACCTATGCAGTCGGTGGCGAAGAACCGATACAGGGCCCATTTACATTTGAGCATGTCGGGGGAAATCAACACCGTCATATCAGTGTCAATAGAAATGATTCTTCTAAAGGTGGTTCAAATAATATTGATGACGCCACTAATAGGCCGGAATTATGGAGAGTTTTAATAGGGTGTCTCCCCGGCGCCGGTTGCGGCGGAGCCATTGGAATTGCTGGTTCTGATTATCCTCTCCCCGGTGCTTTAGCGCCGTCATATCCACATAAACCATATCAGCCGGCTTCATACTTAAGAGATGAAACTGCAAAAAGATCTTTAAATATTAGAAATATTAGGACTACAACTTCTTCTCTTGTTCTGGGAAATTATGAAAGAACTTATGAAGTTATTCAAACTTCCGGCAGATTTGAAAATGATAGGTGGTTTATAAAAAACGAAGGTGCCGGACGGGGCTCTACTGTATCTCCTTATATAACTGGCGTGGTTGATTTTGCTGTTCCTGATAGGGCTTCAACAGGTTCTAAGGGAATCTTTGTTGAAAGATTTTCCGCTCCCGGCGGCCCAGAAATAAACTCTCGCGGATTTTTAGATTTAGAAACTGAAACTTTTTCTGTATATAATGCTATGACATTTCGAAATTTGGCAGTTCGTCAGCCTTTGAGGGCTTTATTATCTAGGCATTGTGGTCCATTGGGGTATGATAGCGTTAATCTTGCCGATTCAGACAATATTCAAGGCAGCGCTTCATATCACAAAATACAAAGAAATACTTTGTTAAGACCTACTAGTGATGCCGGAGCATTTGTACATAAAGACACAACTGTTATTGTTACCGGCACTGTATATGATAATGAATATATAACTCATCCAATTCCCAGAATGGATAAGCAATATCGATGGATTACCGCTTCTTTTGATAGTGGTTCGAACAGTTTTGCAAATTCCTCTATTTTTGAGCATGCTCGAAAAGATGGCATGTTTTCTTCATCCATAGGCCCTGTTCCTGCAATTAATTTTATAAGTGGAAGTGATTTTGGAAGTTATATCCCTGATGGCCGAGCGTTCGGGATTAATGCGGTTAACGGTACAGATGATTTTATTTTTACGGATTTTGTTGGAATTAATAGTAATATTCATGAACCTCTTACATCTAGTCTCACTGGTAACTTTTTGGGATATCCTTTGGGCGCTTCTATGGATGCATCTGAAATCGATAGATATATTAATGCAGCCTTATCACCGACCATCCTCAACAACGCTCTTATTTTAAATAGCCTTCTTCTTCACCGCAACGGCCCTTATGAATATCCCTCTTGGAAACAAATAAGGACCGGAGAAAGCCCAGTTTTTCGATATCATAGAAGGAATAATATTCTCTCTTTACATGCTCCGTCATTATCATATCGAATTACTGAAAATAATAAAACCAGAATTGAAAAATCATTAAGAAGTACGGTAACAAATTATACTGAATCAGCAATTAGTACAAAATATTACCCAATTGAACATGTTGTCTACAATAATAAAAAAATATTGAACCTTAAGCATACATATGGAAATAATTTATGTTATTTTGCAAATTTAGAAATTAATAAAAAATTGGCTCTTCCAAAGTCGACAACAAGGCAAATGTATAATCGAATATCTGATCAATATTTAAGGTCAATTAGGGAAGGTATTGCTAATCCCATCCAAAGATTTATTTCAGTGACATATAAAGAGGCTATATACCCAAAAGAAGTTTTCATTGGCCTTAAGCAAAGTCGCGCAAGATCGCCTTATACAGAATCATCCGGATACGGTGCCAGCGGCTATGATCGCCGGGCTGATCAAAGAAGAACATTTTGGGGCCCCGAAGGAGCCAGATTTCGTTCTCTAAGTAGTTCTGCAACGCCGGCTTTGAATGCTGTAGGTTTCCGCGCAGAGCCAGATGATGGCTTTTTTCCTTTGGGAAATATATGGAGTTTTGATTCAAATGGCGCCCCTCCGGGCAGTTCTGACATCCAAGTTCCTGTTGCTATTACTAGTTCACTTAAACCCGGCGCCCGAGAAGCCCGTGGAGAGATTTCTCCTTTTTCTTTATATATGGGAACAAATGAACAGTCAGGCAATCCTTATCCGGCCGAAAAAGTATATCTTCCAATGCCGAATATAGTTGGGATAGTTGGCAACGCTCTGGCGACCGCGGATGAGTCACCTTATAGGCTAAGTTCTTTGGGGTTTGATGAGACTCGAATTCCTAGATATTACGTCCGTCCAACTGCTTCGTTAGCATTTGTTAATCTTCCAGTTTTGCAATCTCGATATGAAAATAATAAAGCCGATCATCCGACAGAATATCTTTATCCTTACAATGTACCTGAAATGGCCGGAAAAAATCCATGGTATGATTCTTATGATGATTATGCTGCGGATATATATTATATGGTGAAAGATCATACAATTCTTCCAGAATTTAGAATTTCAGATCATATGAAATATTATGTTTCTCAGGAAGGAGGAAATTTTAGAGCAGTATTGGGAAGAAATGATGGATTTTTGAAAATTCATGGAAATGCTATATCTGCCAGCAGAAACTTAGATGATACCATAAATTCTGAATTTTGGAAAACATATTGCCATTCGGATTTTCTCAAACATTTTGGATATATTCGCGACGATCATGAAAAAATTAATGGAAGAACTTCAAAGATTTCTTTGACTTGCAAGGGAATTAAGAAAATATTACCTTATAATGGATTTTATCCTGTTACTAGGACAACTCAATTGGCTGCTCTTCTTTCTCAATCGATGGGGGATTTTATTACTTCAACCGAATCAGGCGGTGGTTTTC